TATACAACTTATACTAATGGCGGTGTAATTGAATATAATCAGCCAGTTCCACTAATCGGTTTGCAAGCACGTATGCAAATTCGTGAAACAGTGGACAGTACCACAGTTATTCACGAAGCAACAACGCAAAATTCACAGATTGTGCTGGATGCTGTGAATAAAACAATACAGATTACTCTGTTGGCAAATGTAACACAAACCTTTAACTTTCCAACCGCAGTATATAGTTTAGAACTGTATAATGGCAATAATGTTATACCTTTTATTTACGGTAACCTTACCCTTGTACAGGAGGTCACACGATGACAACTGAAGTTGTGGTAACACAAAGTGGTGACACTAGCGTAATACAAGAACAAACAATTAATCGCGTTGTAACAGACGATAAGCCCGCTAGAATTATTACTAGCGGTATGATGCCTCCGCCTGTTGCAAATTCTTTGTCAAATTCTTTGGATGTTGATGTTACTCAGCTACAAGACGGTGGCGTATTAGTATACAACACCTCAACTAATAAATGGACTGCTACTAATTTGCTAGACAAGCAAATATTTGAAGCAGGACAGTTTTAAAAAGGATAAGCAATGGCTTCTATTTTAAGAATCAAGCGAAGTGAAACGTCAGGCAATCCAGGGGTACTCGGAGCAGGCGAATTAGCTTATTCAGGCTTAGCAGATAACGGCTCGAATGGTGGTGACAGACTATACATTGGTCTAGGTGTCGAAACTGCTGGCAATGCTGTTAACCACATTATTATTGGCGGTAAGCGCTATACCGACATGGTTGACGCAGCCACTCACTTAAACACAGTTGGAACATTAGTAAAGCGCGACTCCAACGGTGACTTTACTGCTCGCCGAGTTACTGCAGATTTGATTGGAAATGCAGATACTGCTACCAAATGGTTAAATCCCCGTAACTTAAGTTTAACAGGCGACGCAACCGCTACTCTAGCAGCGATCGACGGGTCTGCTAATGTTAGTGCTGCAATTACTTTTGCAACCACTGGCGTTGTTGCAGGCACATACGGTAGTGCCACAGATATTCCTACTTTTACAGTTGATGCCAAGGGCAGACTAACTGCCGCAGGCACTGTATCAGTAGCAACAAACTTATCAATCGCAGGCAACACTGGCACAGATACCGTTAGTTTATTAACTGATACGCTAACAATTACAGGCGGTACTGGTGTACTAACCGCAGTTACCGACAATACAGTTACAATTAGTTTACCACAGGCTCTTGGACCTACATCAAATGTTGTGTTCAATGACGCTACAATCAATGGTACACTATATTCCAACGATATTACTGCCGCAAACATCAACATTGACGGTAACGCTTCAATCACTGGCAACTTAACAGTATTAGGAACAGTTACAACTGTTAACTCAACAACTGTTGCAATCGGCGACAAAAACATTGAGTTAGCCAAAGACGCTACTAGTGCAGCAATGGCTGATGGTGGTGGCTTGACAATTATGGGCCCAACAGTTCCTGCCACATTTACTTATAACAGCGGCGACGATCGCTGGGTAATGAACAAAGACTTAACGGTTGCACAAGTATTTGGCAACTTACGTGGTAACGCAGATACTGCTTCTAAATGGCAAACAGCTCGTGACTTGAGTTTAACAGGTGATGCAACAGCTACACTCACCGCAGTTGACGGAAGTGCAGCTGTTAGTGCTGCCCTTACATTAGCAACAGTTAATGCTAACGTTGGTGAGTATGGTGATGCAATTACTGTGCCAACACTAACAGTAAATGGCAAAGGCTTGGTAACTGCAATTTCAGAAACAGTTATTCCAACAGCTACTACGTTAATCAAAGGTTTATCTAAGTTCTTAAACACACAGTTTACAGTAACTGATGGTTTGGTAGAACTAGTACAAATAGATGGCGGAAGCTATTAATCGTATAAGGGAACTATATGTCAACAGTAATTAAACTAAAGCGCAGCTCAGTTCCCGGCCACATTCCTCTGCCCGAAGATTTAGAATTTGGTGAAGTAGCAATAAACGATGCTGACGGTACTATGTATTATAAAAAATCAAACGGTATTGTTAGTTCATTTAGTGCTGGCGGTGGACAGGATGCTTTAATTGAGCAAATAGCAAACGAAAAAGCCATTATTATGGCGATAGCATTGGGGTAAAATATGGCAACAGTATTCGTAAATGCGATTTCACGTGCCGTAGGAACCACAGAGGTTATTAGTTTTACAGCACCAGAAAAGTGCATTGTAATTGGTGGAAGTATAAATAACTTGCTTTCAACTACTGTGCCTTTTACAATTAAAATTCGTAGGGGTTCAGAAGACACCTACATACAAAAAGACAAACGCATAGAAGCAGGTGATCCCTTTGAACTATCAAAAGGCAACAAGCTTGTTCTAGCAACAGGAGACAAGTTAATTGTTTCAGCTAAGGTAGATTCCAGCATTGATGCTGTGTTCTCCATACTACAAGGAGTGGCATAATGAGTGGATTTTATACAGGCACAGATTTAGCTGATAAGGTGTTTTATGGATTTCGTCTAGATCCTGACACAGGCAATTTAAATATTGAAATTATAGACGGCGACACTCCCATTGCTTTACCGCAAGATGAAATAATTGATAAGTACGATTACAAACAGTGGGTTTGGACAAAAGATACTATTCAGTTTGAATGGGGTAACAAAGGACACTTACATATGAGGCTAGTATAATATGAGTCAAATAATTGATCTAGGAAAGCTACGCTTTCACTTTGCAGGTGAGTGGAGCGCATCTACAACTTACGAATCTAATGATATCGTTAAGTACGGTGGTAATGTATATGTTTATACATATGGGTTAAAAACATCTTCTCACCTTCCTACAGATAGTGCATACTGGGCACTGATGGTAGAAGGCATTAAATTTAAGGGAGTCTACGACAGTGCTTTTGCATACAAAGTAGGCGATGCTGTTGCACACGGTGGCAAAGTATATGTTGCAGTAATCGATACTACTGGTAATGTACCTCCTAATTTAACATATTGGTCACAATTTGCAGACGGTGTTCAGTATGAAGGCGATTATGCTGCAAATGCTCAATATCAGAAAAATGATATCGTAAAATATGGCAGTTCTGCTTATATTGCTAAACAAGACACTTCTGGTAATTTGCCAACTAATAACGTTTATTGGGCAAAGTTAGTAGAAGGCGTATCTGCATCAGGAGCTTGGAGTGCTCTAACTGCCTATGTACCAAATGATATTGTAGCTTATGGTGCTAATCAATATAAAGCTATTGCTAATAATACCAATCAGCTACCTATTAGTGCTTCAGGTGTATTAAATAGTCAGTATTGGATTGTACAAACTGAAGGTATTAGATCTCGAGGTGAATGGACTACAGCTACAGAGTATTATATTAATGATGTAGTATCGCACGGCGGTAATTCTTATATTTGCGTAATTCGTAATGCTTCCGCAGTATTTGAAACAGATTTAGCCGCTATTAAATGGGTTAAGTTCAATGGCGGTATTCGTTGGAGAAGCACTTGGTCTACTAGCACAAGTTACTTCAAAGATGATGTAATTAAAGATGCAGTTGGTTCTGCGTATATTGCCACCATTGATCATACAAGCGGATCAACTTTTAGTGTTGATTTAGCAGCTAATAAGTGGACGTTATTTGTTTTAGGTGGATCAGACATTCTGCCAGCTATTCAAGCCACAGATTACGGTCAAAGTTTAACAGTTAAGCCTGACGGTAGTGGAATTGACTGGATCGGAGCTACTGAAAGCAACAATGTATATTATGTTGCCCCACATGGTCAGGATGCTCCAAATTATGGTAAAAATTTAGGCACACCTTTTGCATCTATTAAATATGCTACACAGAACTGCGGTACTGGTGCTACAATTTTTGTAAAAACTGGTACGTATAACGAGCAATTGCCTATTACTGTTCCGGCTGGAGTAGCTATTGTTGGCGATAACCAACGTACAGTTATTGTTCAACCAAAAACTGGCAATGACGACAGCGGCAGTATACCTAATGCACAGTCTACAATGTTCTTTTTGAGCGACGGTGCTATTCTTAACAAGATGACTTTTAAAGGCATGACTGGCTGGGTACCAGGCACTACTCCTGCAGATATTACAACTTCTACTATTAAAGGTGTAGTAGTAAGATTAAACCCTAATAGTCCTGTGTTAGTTAAATCGCCTTATGTATTAGAATGTTCAGCAATTGGTAGTGGATGTATTGGTGCACTGATTGATGGCAGTGTGCACTTAACTGGTGCTAAAACCATGATTTTTCATGGCTATACAATTATTGGTGATAATGGTATTGGCTACTGGGTAAAAGACGGCGGTAAATCTGAAATTGTTAGTTGTTTTACTTACTACTGTTATTTTGGCTATGCAGCAAGTGGCGGTGGATTTATTCGTGCACTTAATGGTAACAATAGTTATGGTACTTGGGGTGCTTCGTCTCGGGGATTTGACAGCACTGAAGTTGCAGTAACAGGAACCGTATACGGCCAACAGTTAAACATGTTGTATAGTGCCGGTAATATTAGTGTTGGTGATACACTAACAACCAGTACTGGTGCAACAGCACTTGTTACTAACGTACAAATTAGTGCTAATAAGTTATACGTTACAAATGTTAGTGGAACATTTACATTAGGTAACACATTTACTACTACAAGTGGCGGATCAGGAACAGTTAGTGCTGGTGCATTAGAAAATCAAAAAGGTTTTATATTAATATTAAACAACTTAACAGCAAGACCTGTACCTGGTGCATCTATTAGTTTAGCTGACGATATCTATAGCTACGTGGTGCAAAGCGTAAGCGGTGAATGGACAAATGCTGCTAGTGTACTGGCTGTTGTTTTAGCACAAGAAAAACCCACTGGAAGTGCAGCTGGTGTTTCTGCTACAATAAGATATAAATATTCACAAATCCGTTTAACAGGACACGACTTCTTATCTATTGGTACAGGTGGATATACAACTACAAATTATCCAGGAACACCGACCCAAGCACCTTCACAAGGCAATGAAACTGACGAAAACTTTCCAGGACGCGTATTCTACGTTAGTACAGACCAAGACGGTAACTTCCGTGTTGGAGAATACTTTAGAATTGATCAAGCAACTGGACGAGCAACTTTAAACGCTAGCGCGTTTGACCTTGCAGGTTTGACTAGCTTGAAGCTAGGTTCAATAGGTGCACAGCTTGGAGAAACCATTAACGAGTTTTCTAGCGACGGCACACTAAGCGGTAACTCAAACACTGCTGTACCAACAGAGTATGCTGTTAAAACTTATGCAGATACAAAGTTAGCTAAAGCTGGCGGAACTATGACAGGTCCGTTAATACTAAATGGTAATGCTGCAACAGCATTAAGTGCTGTACCAAAACAACAATTTGATGCAGGCAGGTATTCGTATAGCGTTAAAACTGCTGAATTTACTGCAGAGAATCTAGTTACCTATTTTTGCGATACAAATTCAGCAGCATTTTCAATAACCTTGCCAACTAGTCCTGCAGAAGGCACGTCCTTTATCGTAGTAGATATTGGCGGTAAAGTTTCTACCAATAATTTAACGATATTATCCGGTGGACAAAAAATAATGAACGGTACAGATGATATAGCATTAGATATTAATTTTATATCTTTTACCTTGTACTATGTTAATTCTACCATTGGATGGGAGATAATTTAATTATGGCTGTAAAAAATATTTCAGCTCTTTTTGGCAGCGCTAGTAGCGCTGCTTCTAAGGGCGACTGGGTTAGACCAGTTCATGAGACACAAAACCGATGTTTTGTTTTACCAGGTGCTAATTGCTGTATTTGTGTACCTGTTGACGCTACTCGTGTAGTTGTTGAAATGTGGGGTCAAGGCGGAGGCGGAGGAGGTGCTTGTTGCTGTATGTGGGCTTCTAACGGTGGTCAAGGCGGCAGCTATGCTTATAAAGTATGGTCTACCGCAGCAGGTAATGCCCCTAGTAATATCGGTAATTGCTTTATGTTTTGCGGTTGCGTATGCAGCTGCGACTGTAAAAGCTATGAAGCATGTGGTAGTGGTGGACAGTTTAGTAGATTATATATGTGCAGCGGTCCTGGCTGGATTGGTTGTGTAAATGGTGGACAAGGAGGCTGTACTTATTGTACTGCTGGAACCTGGTATTGCTGCCAAGGATGTCAGTGTAATACTCAGTATGATATGTGTGCGTTTTTAGGAGCCGGTACGTCAACGCCTTCACAAACAACCTTTATAGGTTCAAATGCTGGTAGCGCTGGTAATGCTGTTGAAATGGGCCCAAGCTGCTTATGTGGTGGCTCATACATTTGTGTGCCAAGTAGTGTTACATCAACAATTAATTTTACGCCAACACTTTCTGGTGCAAGCGGTAGCAGCACAACAACAATTGATCAAATATTTGCACCAGTAGGTTGTGGATGTTTTGATTCATACAGACTAGGTGCTTGCGGATTTAGGTATACTGGTTGTGCCTATAACGGAAATGTTGCTGCTGGTTATAGAATTGGTATTGGGGGTGCGGCGTATGCAGGTGGTCGCCAACAAGAATGTACTTGTAATCCTGGTAGCGATACTTTTTGTGGCATGGGAGGCAACTTTCCAGGCGGAGGCGGCCGTAGCAGCAGTGCTTGCGGAGGCGGATGCTGTCTTGGAAGCTATGGCGGTGGCGGTTTAATTTTAGTATCTTGGAAAGTATAATATGAAACAGTATACATACAAAGCTCCAACAGAATACTTAGATACAACAGGTTCAGATTTAAAAGATGTTACAACAGAATATCGTGGCGCACCTAGTATTGTTGTTGCATGTCATGCAGATACAGGCCTTGTAATAGGCTTTGTATCTACAGGCGAGTTACCTGCTCCTGAAAATACGGATACAATTGTATATTATTTGTTGTCTGAGGAAAATCCTAATCAGGTTATTTTAATGGATATGTTAGATGGTTGTAAAGCTTCTATTGGAGCCGCAACTAAAACCGAAACAATTCATATTTTTGATAACGGATATAAAATTGAGTATACTCAGCCAGTAAATCAAAATGCATTACATACTTATGAATTACGTGAAGTTACTATTTCTAATACAGGTGTAGTCACATATCCTTGGAAAAAACCACATATTTCCAGAGAAACTTTTGAACTAAGTTTAAAAGACTATATCAACGAAACAACAAACAAAATTCTTCAGTTTGGTTCTCCTGTGTTAAGAGCTCCATATGAGAAATTACTTGAAATATTACTGTGGATAAAAACCAACAGTAATAGTATTTCTCCTTGGAAAATCAACGTTCCAACAATTGATGATGTTAGGTAACTAATTTCATTAACCAGTCAAGGTATGCAACTATACGGTTGCATACCTTATTATAATAAACAATTTTAAATATGTCTGAAACTAAAAGATCATCTGCTTTTTTTATTAATGGCGGAGCAGGTAGAGTTCTGTGCTCTATACCTGCACTAGAAAAATTTGCTATAGAAAATCCTGAAGATGACTTTGTCGTTATC